TGTGCGAGTAATGCAATAAAATTTTCTGGTACCATAATTCAATCTCCTTGTGATAGATCAGACGATGTTATTTATACTTTTTTCCTTTACCGAATCCCTTGGCGACCTCTTTATCGAGCATAGGCGTTGGACTTTCTGTTTGTTCTCCTGGAACGGATTCCACGGAGTTATCCTCTGGAGGCGGCATGCCCGGCATTGGAGCACCTGGTGCGCCTGGAGCACCTGGAACGCCTCCACCTGGGACCATGCCATCAGGTGGTGCTGGTGGAACTGGCGGTGGCTCGGCCTCGATCTGTTTATCCATTTCTTCAATCTCTTCTTCAGATTGCATGAGCACTTGCTTACGGACCCACTCACGGGAGAAATAGGTCCCCACATAGGGTTCCACTTGTCCCAAGGTCAAGAGACGTTCGCGGAGTAACTCAGCATCGCGCATTTCAGCAAAGTTATTATCTGTGGCAAACTTGAAGGTAATACGTTCCTTGAGGTCTTCCCATTCATCGACTGAGCAGATCCCTTTGAGCGACAATTGACGCTTCAAGGCCTGGAAGAATAGCAAGGAAAACTTCTTCCGAAGCACATTAACAAATTTTGAAAACTTGACTTCATCGCGGGTCACTTCGGTAACACGACCGATACCAGCAAATCCACCTTGTCCAGTGGTACCAGAACCAGAGGGATCGAGTCGACCAATAGGGACATTCAAGCATTGATAGAGTTTCTTCTGGAAATACATCACATCTTCCATCTGCCCAAGATTCTGTCCACCAGGCAGGGTCGTGATTTCGGTACCCTTGGAACCTTCGCGCCGTGGGAGCCAGAAATCTTCCAGCATCGAGAGATGTTTCCGTTCATCGCGGAGTTCGCCGGTCGAGGCGTCATAGACGAGTTTGTTGCGATACTTGATCATGATATCGCGCACATATTGTTCTGCTTTGAGTTTGGGGAGATTACCGACATCGATATAGAATATGCGGCGCTCAGGTGCGCGGGAGAGACGATAGATCACGACCGCATCTTCGATCATGCGGAGTTGATTCAATGGCTTGATGGCTTTGTGAAGCCAGGAGATGACCATGGTGTTCTTGGCATCCATCATACCAGAATTGATATTGATGATGGTATCTGGTGCAATACGAATGCCTTGATTCACATGGGCCGTATACGTCTGGGTCACCGTGCCACGATCATTATAGACGTAGTATTCAGCCGTTGATTTAATGGTATCCGCGCCAGTCTTGGGATCGCGTTCCTTGAGGACTTCGCGGACCTTGCGGATTTTGCGGGGATCAATGAAACGGAGTTCTTGGATGCCCTCGGTCGGTTTGGTGCGATCTACCAGGACTTCATAGTAAATGCGCCCGTCCACATACCAGCGACGGAAGATTTCATCGGCCAGATTATTGAAGTTCAGGAGACGCTTGATTGTATGGAATTCGGCGGTGATTTTCTTTTTGGTGGAGTCAGAGGCGCCTTCGAGCTTATCGAGATTGATATCGACAATATCACCATCAGGTTCTTGGGTAATGGCTTCGGTGACGATTTCATCAACGGCCATGGAACATTCGGGATGCAGGGCCATTTCCCGATAGCGCGAGATGAGTTCAATTTCGTTCCGTACAGAACCTTCAAGATCCACATAGGTGGCCACATGGCTACCCTGGGTGATCGTGACAGCTCCATCATCGATCTGTTCCTGCTTCAGAACCAACGATGGCATATTGTTCGCCGCGGGGGTCACAATATCGTCGTCGTTACCGAGTCTCCATCCCCAAAGATTAATTGATGCCATAATTAAAGTATCCTTCACATATCTGGGTAGAGGTACGCTGGGTATATTGATGGATCATGATGATATTTAGGGGGTTCATCACAGGATAGGAGAGGGGCCCCGCGAGGAGCCCCCTAAAAACGCCCCTTTCTTAAACGATGCCCGCTCCGTGATCTGTTCGTGTCCAGTACTGGTAATCGAACGTCACAGTGAATTCTTCGATGGTGTCATTGGCGCCCCAGTCCAGATCGATCTGTGAGAGATCGGTTGGAAACAGACCTACAAATTTATAGGTGGCCACTGGGGAACTGCCTGTTTTGGCATATTGATTGACTGAGGCATCGACGGTATAGCCAATGGAATTACCGGCGCCACTCAAACGTTGGTTCCCTGCATGGGAGTTCAACGCATTGAGCCACTTTTCGAATCCGGTACGGACGAGCCAATCCTCATCGTTGAGGACCGTCACGGTCCATGGTGCAAAGGTCCGATTGCCTGCGAGCTTGACTTCTCGACCAAAGTATTGGAGCAACACAGTTCCCACGGTGGAACCGGGAAGGCTGGCGGATTTACAGGTAAAGGCCAACTTTTGGTTGGCTGCTGCATATCCAAGGATAGCGGGAAGCACAAGCGACACCTCAAATAAATTTGGGCGGGCGCCGTCTCCCTGCAATTGTGATCTAAATTCCCCTACATTGAACGACATAGTGTTCTCCTTCTCTTACTTAGTACGCTTAAAATGTGCTATCGATTAGAATTTCCCTACCACCTCATCAAAGGACACTCCGGTACGAACGGCCACAAAGTTCAACTGGATGAAGTTGATGCTTCGTGCTGGCTTGATGTAGATATCGCCGATGAATTCATTGCGATCAATGACTTCACCAGTGTTGTTTGTGGTATCACAGACAACGCGGAAATCGTAAATGCCACGACGACCTTGGATGTCGCGGAGGAAAGGATCAACCATTGACACAAAGCTGGCCCGTGTGAATTCATCGTTGAATTCAAAGAGGGAGAACTTGGCAGCCCGTGCAATCGCCTTTTCGAGGACGATGAACAAACGGCGCACGTTGATCCGATCAAAGGCGCTTGGCTTGCTCAAACAGGTCTTGTCGCCATACAGAATCGTTCCTTCGCCTGGGAAGGTGACCACTGGATTGATACCAGATTGATAGATTTGGTCTCTGTCGGTCTTCTGTGGATTCCATGCAAGCTTGACAACATTCTTGATGGCGCCACGATTGAATCCTGCTGGCGAGAACCAAGGATCACGGGTGTTGTCGGTACGCACACAGAGTCCTGCAATATCCCCGTTCAATGGCACATAACGATAGGCATCAGCATACTTGTCATATTGATACTTCCAACCACAATCCATGACGGCATAGGAAGAATCTGATAGGGAATCATTGAAGGCGATAATCGCATCCACTTCGTTCCCGGCATTGTTTACGACTGAAGCGCGGGTAGGCGAGAAGAACGCCACACAATCTTTGCGGGTTTCGGCAATGTTATCGATGACATAGTTGATCACCGTGGAGGAGGCATCACCAAGGGGCATCAGAGAAATGTCGACCGAATCGGCATCCTTGAATAAATCAAAGGCCGTGATCACATCGGCATCGGTGGCCGCAACGGTCGTACCACCACCCAAGGCTCTGGAGAATGGATTCGCCACAGTGGTGAATGTGGTATTGGCGGCCGTATTGCCCCAATTCGTTGCGCCAGACTGATGACCGCCCCAGTAGATCCAGCGGGACTTGTTGAACAACACCGTTGGATAATAGGAGGTTGAACCGTCTTCTGTCTTGGCATCCGAGGCCTTTGAAAGGAAAGGATACTTTTCAAGAATGGTCCCTGGGACGCCCGTGACGGCGCCTGTACGGTCCAGGACGATCACATGGATTTCATCATTGGCACCCTTGAGATTCTTGACATAGGTCGATGTCTTGGGAGCAGAATCGAACTGAGCGGCATAATACCACTTCCGTTCAATCGTTCCACCCGTGGCCACGTTGTACTTGAAGGAAGATTCCAACGTGATGTTGGAAGAGGTCACGGTCGTGACATTGATATAGGGACCGACTTTTCCAAGTCTGACCACATCACCAGCGATCAAATTGGTACCGAGTGTTGAGGAGATACCGACGACCGTTTGACCTACTGCGATAATGGCCGTTGTCACCGCAAGACCTGCGGTCAAGTTCTGATAATACGCATTCGAGGATGGGCAGCTTGACACGGTCAACGCATTACCCAAGGCGCCCGGATAGCGAGCGACCCATTCACCAAAGGTGCCCTGACCAGCCGCATACGACTCAGAATAGAAGTCTTCATTCTTGATTTGGAGTGCTGCGAGATTGTTGGCCGTGGCATTGAAGGTATTGGCATTCGTGGCGCGTGAGACACGGAGGCTGTTACCATAGGCCAAGAAGTTGGCAGCAGGCCAGAAGGACGTAAAGGTATTCGAATCTGGCTTACCGAAACGGCTAACCAGGGTGACTTCTGAATCGATCAATACACGGATTCCGGTTGGACCCCACTGAAATTGTCCTGCATAGCCTCCATTGGTCGTGGATACGGCAGGAACGATGGTGGTCAAATCTATTTCTGATACATTAACGCCTGGGGAAACTTGAAATCCCATTGTGTGTCTCCTTTTATCTATCGATGAATGGCAAGAATCATTGTTTGTCTGGGCAAGCCTCAAACATACATGTATTTATGAATCTGTGTATTTGCGGTGTTATTTATATCTTTGATATGCTTGGGAGGTCACGTTGTTCCGGTTACCGTACATATCCGAGATTTCGGACCATAGGTCCCCATCTTCCAGGACCAAGGACGTATCCACAAGCCCATTATCAATGAAACCGAATGGTATCACATCTTCATCGATCAACATGCTCAATTCACCCTCTATTTCCTTCCGAATGTCGGTTCCAACACTTTCGCGGAAATGTTTCTGGGTCAGGAGCCATGCAAAGATCACCAAACACATGACCATATCGTCTTTATACCCTTCTTCGGCCGCATAGCTGGCTTTCTGTTGCACAAAGGTCGATAACTCGGATATGGTATGATAGTCCTGGATGAGCAACTTATCACGCTCGATGATTGTTTTCAGATTGGAGCATCCAATGCGCTTGAGGGAATCTGTGGTACGGACGCCGAGCTGGATCTTCTTTTTGAATCCGGCTGAAAGCTGTTGCCCAGGACCTGTCTTGTTTTGGAGTTCCAGTTTATAGATGTTGTCGTACTCCAAGTCAAAATGGAGCATATTGGCGATTTGTTGTCCATTGTCGTTGATTTCAATGAGGACAAACGCATTATGATATTGCTTCCCGGCATTGTAGATCAGATTCGGGAAGATGAGGGGATCAATCGTGGAGGAACGATACTTGGCCACGAGTTTATAGGGATAGGCGGTAATATCGATGATGGCCATGCCTGAGGCATCCAATCCCAGACCGCGGGAAGGATCAACCGAAATGACATAGTTGTGTCCCGGCAGAGGCAGTTCATAGACATCAAAGCCCTCTGAGGATTGAATTGGGGTCACCCAGGCTAATTCACGCAATTTTTTCCCTGAGATCAACGTGTTGGATGATCCAAGGAATTCACATTCCACTTCCTGTTGATACTTGACCGCACCCAGGGCATTGAGTTGTTCACGCGCCCAGGCGGCGTCTCTTCCAGGCATGGCATGATAGGCATAGTATAATGGTGTGAATCCATTCTGCCCCTGTTCAGCTTCGGTCCAGAAACGATAGTAGTGATTCATACCGTTGGGGGTCGAGGCAATCAGGATTTTCGTATCTTTACCAGAACTGATGGTCGGATAGATGGAGGTAAAGAATTCGTCGGCAATATTGTTTTGGACATGGGCAAATTCGTCGAGGAACACCAAGGAGAGAGAATATCCACGGATACCTGATGAACTCGTGGCGGCCGCGAGGACGCGAGAGCCATTTTCCAGTTCAATGCTTCCTTTGTTCCATTCGGTGATGCCTTGCTGAAGCCAGAGCGGAAGGTTCTCATAGGCCATCTTCAGACGAGACAGAATTTCGCGGGCCGTGGCCGCTTTGTTGGCCAGAATGGCGGTGACTTTGTTTTCATGGAAGAGAATATACCAGAGAAAGAACGCAGCCGTCGTAGTGGTTTTACCCATCTGTCGGGGCAGCTTGACAATGACGCGGCGTTCTTTGGTAAAGACCCGAATGATTTCTTTCTGGAAGTCAAAGAGATCAAAGTTGATGATGCCTCGATCCACATGGACGATCTTGACATACTTGGTAATGAAATACTCCGTATCCTGTGAGCATTTCTGCCATTCATCAAGCTGGTGTTGGGTATAGGGAATCTTGACGCCGGCACATTTGAGTCGTGGATTATTGAGATAGGTGACTGTGGCCATTGCTTTGTGCTTTCATTCGTGCGGCCAACTCTGCGGTCGAACCAAAGAAGACGGCTTGGTTGGCATGAATCGTCGTATTACCTTGAGGAATGGGCGGCTCACCTTTGATCAGATCCCGCTTGACTTTATGGGTACTCAAGAGATCGTGATTCATCTCTGAGAGGGTTTTGAGCATCGTGGCCACCACTTCAAAGGAACGTGGGTGTTGGTTCTCATTGGAGATATCAATCAGGGAGGAGAGGGCCCGTCCTCCTTTGTCCAGGAGTCCTTTAATGTTCTGTCGGACCAGGGCCGCGTCTTCAATGATATCCTCGTCAGTGGTCCGAACGGGTACAGGCGGCGCAGGGGCCGAGGGATCA